TTGGCGTTGGAGGCCGCCGTATTAGCCGCCTTGGTAGCGGCACGGGCGTTGGAGATCTCCGTGAGCATGTTCTCGTAAGCCGTCTGGATGGTTCCGAGGCTCACCTTCACGCTGGTTTGTATGCCGTCTATGATCTTGCAACCGATCGTGTACAGACCGGTAAGGCTGTCAGCCAGCGTGAGTTCTGATATTTTCTTTTTCTTAATCGGCATATATGTTCAAGTCTATGTAATACTCCCCGTCCTCCGTGACCACCAGTTCCCCGGCCTCGGTAGCCAGCAGGTAATCGATACCATCCATCCGGAACACCGTGAACTCCAGCGTGAGGTTGAATGTCACCACCACACGCCCCCGGAGGCTCTCAAGCTTCCATCCGGATGTCCTCTTGTAGTAGCAGGGGTATTCCTCCACGTTGTAATCCACGTACAGCGAACGCTCGCCCGGCTGGATCAAGGCATCCAACAGAGCGTCGTAACAACTCCATAATGTCGTCATTGAGCCAGCGATGAGACAGCATTTAAGAGTGACTTCCTTGCTATTATACACCACCTTGCCGGCATCGTAAATCTTACCGTCAACGTCCAGTACCGTACGGGACAGGTTAGTCTTCACGGTCGGAGATCTCATGATCTCGTCCCGGCCCTCCGTCACCATCACGCCGTATCGATCCAAGGGTACGCCGTCAAGCTCGTACTCGGAGAGTGGGACGTACCGGCCTCCACCCTCCGGGATCGCCACGGGCGAGGGTCTTACGGGCCGGTCCTCGGCGAAACGTAACGTGAGGGCCTCCAACGTGTCCCAATCCTCATACGCCGGGCTCTGGATGAGTCGCAAGCTCCACTCCCTGCCCAGCGAGGGGATACGGAAGAGGTGATACCCGGACTTCGATAGGTGCTCGACGAGAGCGCCGGCGGATCTTCCGTCCACGCTGCGAACGAACGTGATGTTGAGCTCCCGTGGTTTCAAGGTGGGCTTTTCCAAGTCCGGCTCTATGCCGTCCTCGTCCGGCCAGTCGTTCCTAGCCGGTTCCACCAGCTCGGGGAACGGGAGAAGGCCGTCGTAACCTCCCTCCGTGATCCATACGCCGAAATCGGTGTAGGCGTCTCGGTTGTCTATGTATAACTCACCCCTCATAAGATCACCACGGTATTATCCTTGTTTATCTCAACCTCTCCCCCGATATTCACCAGCAGGATCACGGCGTAGTCGCTCGCCACGACCCTAGCCTTGCCGCCGTGCATGAGGATCACCTTGTGAACACGCTCGTTATCGTCTATCGTTATCACCGCATCCGTATCACCTATCACGGCGATATTGCCGGGATTGGTTACGTCCACGTGGCCGGAGTCAACGTACACCCCGTAGGGCATCACGTGACCGGCCATGCCACGGAACATGTCTAACGACGGGAAATCATTCTCCGCGCAAAACTCACGCCCCTGCGGGCTGAAGAACAGCCACACGAGGCTTCTCCAGTCCGTCACCCCGTTAGAACCACTGCACGCCCCAAGCGAGAGGGCCGATTTGATTATGTCGTTAACCGTCTCCATCATTATCTTGATCTCATTAATATACCCTTGTCGTTAATAGTCTTTATACCGGAGGCCGCCGACTTGGTATTCGCCTCTATCTTCTCGGATAGGGCCTCTATACGCCCGGAGATCTCAGCTACCTTGGCCGTGTTCTCCGACACCTTCCCAGACAGGTCCTTGATCGCCTCCACGTTCTTCCATCCCCTTGTCTGGAGGTCATATATGAAGCGCATCTGGTCGGCTATACCCGTCACTTGCACCAACGTCCTATCTAAAAATATAAGTTGCGTTGACATCTTACCGTCTATCACGTTAGCCGAGTCCTGCGAGATGGAGGCGATGCCCTTCGAGGAGGCCACACGGGTATTATCATCCTCGGGATCGTCAGGCTTGAAGTATTTGTCGGCCCAACCAAACTTACGGTCGAGGTCGTCGGCCAGCTCCTGCGCCTTCCGATCCAGATAATCCTGTTCCCAGTCGCTGATATAATCGTCGGACCAGAACTCGAGCAATTTCTCTCGTATGGCTTTCATGGGATCGGAAGCGGCGGCCTTGATCGACTCCGTGACCATGTTCCTTATCATCTTCCTCACGAGATCCTTGGCCGATCGCGCCTTGTCTTCCCCGGCGGCCCACGCATCGGCGTAAGCGTTGGCGAAATCGTCGATAGCGGATTTTATGTCACTACCGAAAATGGCGTCCTTGCCGGCCTCCTTGTTATCCGCTATGGTGTTATTGATCTCGTCTATCTGGTCCCGCCACTCCTTGATGCGGTCATTGTCGGTTTTCTTCTTGTCCTCCTCCTCCTTGATCTGGTTTTGGATAAGCACTTTTTGCTGTTCCAATAGCTTATTCTGCTGGTCGATAAGCTTGGAGGCATCCTTGGAATAGGCATTCTCGATGGACCTGCCCAGCTTATCGTACGACTTGTCCAACGTGTCGATCTGATCCTGCAAACGCTGGATACGACTCTCGTTCTTCTTGTCATGGATCTTGGCGATAGAGGAGGCAAGGGATGTGACCACCCCGATAGCGGCACCGGCAGACGCACCGATCGGCCCGAACATCGCACCGGCTTTCGCCCCGTCCATGGCGGAATTGACCGCGTCCATGGCCACATTCAAGCCTTCGGCAATACCGGACATAAGGTCACTACCGAAAGCGTCACCTAACTTGGAGAACGTGTCGGAGAGGAACTGTCCGGCTTGCATGATATCACTCATACCGGCATCTATCTCAGCTAAGCCTTCTTTTAGTCTCTTTGTATCATCCCCAGCTGAGAACACCTTTTTAAGGCCGTTCGATACCTTGTTGAAAGACGTGTCCATCTGATCGGCCTCCTTATTGACGTTGGCGATCTCGTCCTTTATGGCCTGTAACTTCTCCGGGGACTTGGAAAGGATATCAAATTGCTCCTTGGTCAGGCCGAACAAGCCTTTTCCGTCGGAACCGGTCTTGAACTCGCCCTCATTGATATAATCAAGCATGGCCTGCGCCTCCTTGGAGATAGACCGTATATCGACCACCGTCCTCTTGCTCATGTCGGAGAATAGCTTCGTGATGATGGACGTTTTCTTCTGGGCCTCGTCATCGACGGCAGCCAGCTCTTTCTTCATCTCTTCACCAAGGGACAGCTTCTCGCCTTCCGTCGTAGCCTTGGCTATCTTCTCGTTATAAAGAGCCGTGATAGCATCTCTCTTATCAAGATAAGAACCGTATTCTTTCAGATACTCGTTCATGGCACGTTTCTCTTCCTCCAGTTGTTCCTTATTCACATTAGAGGTCGATCGCTCCCGTTTGACGTATGAGTTCACCAAGGCTGTACGAATCTCCACGGTCTGTTCCTTAGTCAGTTTGCCGCCTTGAGCGTCTTTCCACTCTTTTTCCTTGGTAAGTATGGCGGCGATCTCATTGTCATAGTCTAGGTTTATCTGGGCGATCTTCTTTTCCGATCCTTCTTTCATCAGATCGATCTCGGATTGCTGGTTCTGCCGGCGGAGGGATAGGAGTTCGTCTATCAATTTCTCTTGTTGCTTGAGTTGATTATCCGTACTCTTATCCTTCTCATTTGGATTTGAATATTTGTCTATTTGTTCCTGTGCCTCCTGTATCTGTTTAGTGTACTCATTCCATTTCTTTGAATTTTTCTCAGAAACAGCTAAAGCGTCACGAGCGGCTTCCGCTTCTTTTTTCTGCTTCTCCCAGTAGGATTTATTTTTTATTTCTTCTTTTGTCGTGTCTGTTGTTGATTTTGACAGCTTTCTTTTGAAATTTTCTAACGCTTTTTGTAGGAGTTTGATACGTTCTTCTTCTTCCGCAATCGCTTTATTGTTGTTTACAGTAAGCGGTATTCCTGTTGAAGGAGATACGCCTATAAGTCTCCCGTTGTCCTCTCGTAATTTCTTTAATCGCTGCGTAGACTCATCTATGTTTCGGATATACGAATCATAGGTATTGGTATCACGTTCTTTATTTAATAACTTATTTGCTTCTGCTAAATCAAGCACGGCCAATTCTTCCAACTTGTACGCTCCTGTTATCGCAGGAGATAGTTTCTGTAGCTGTTCGTAAACGGATATTTTAGCTAATTCCGTTTCTGTCTCATCTTGAATTATACGTATCAATGATTCAACTTGATTCTTTCGATCTGTCTCTTGTTGAATCATTTTATCCTGTTCATCATTGAATCTCTTTTGAGCCTTTTCTGCTATGGTTGTACTGTCAGATAGAGCCAACATTGTAGCTGTCAAACCAATAATTACCGTTCCCAAAGCAACATAAGGATTGGTAAGCATTGAGGCATTAAGAGCAAGCTGTACTTTCCGTGCCAATACACGAGCATTGGTAAGCCCTATCTCTACAATAGTATGTTTGCTTTCAGCAGCAGTAACAAGCATCACAGCGGTACGGTATGCTCCATAAGTAATCACCAATCCTGCTAATACTTTACCAACTGTTTCATAGTTCTCAATCAAGGATGTAGTCGCCTGAATACCAGACATGATAACACCTTCCGATTTCTGACCCAAATCATTGAAAACGCTATCCAATGCATCGTACATCATAGATAGTTGACCATTTATCTCCTTGGAAGCATTCTCTGACATATTATAGAACCTACCACCTGCGGAGGTAGCATCAATAAATGCTTGCTGTACCATCTCAGCGGAAATAGCCCCCTTAGACATCTCATCTTTGAGCGTAGCAATAGATTTTCCGGTCTTATCTGCCATGATTTGCAATGGATTGAATCTGGCATTAATCATCTGATTAAGATCTTGCCCCATCAACTTTCCTGCCGCCGACATTTGAGAGAAAGCCAACGTAAGCGAGTTAAACTTTTGGGTATCTCCCATAGAGACATCGCCAATAGCCTGTAAATAACGTGGTACTTTCTCAGCCTCGATATTAAAGCCTAACATCATCTGCGTAGCTTGGGTTACATCCGAAAACTCTAACGGAGAAATCTTAGCATATTCACGTACTTGCGACATAAGCGCATCCGCTTTTTCCTTGCTTCCCAACAAGGTTTGAATAGCCGTATCTGCGGCTTGGAACTCGCCACGCACACGGATAATTTCAGAACCCAACGCTTTCAACACACCTACCCCACCGATAACAGCCAATACCTTCTTCCAAGAAATAGCAATACCGTTATTACTCTCTACTACCTCTTTAGCATCGTCTTTATAAAGGGCATATTCGTCACGAAGTTTCTTTACAGACAGACGTGCCCCAGCTTGTTGTTGTGTCAAGTCGAACAAAACTGCCTTCTCTTCATCCAAAGCCTTACGTACAGCATTATATTCTTCCAATTTCTTATTAGCGGACAATGGATTTCTTTTCAATGCGATGCGATAGGCTTCACCAAGGCGTTTTACATCCGCTTCTATGCCTTTAATTACCGACTTTTGAGCGATAATCTTTTCTGAGAACCCGTTTACAACTTGCGAGGCATCAAATATTTTCTTTTTAAAACCTTGATTTATCTCATTACCAGCACGTACAGCTGAAGCGACAAGAGAATCCAATTCTTTCGTGTTTTTAGCTAATTGGGCTTCCATCGCACGGAAAGTAGCTGGAGATGTATTGCCATCCATCCCAGAAATAGTAGATTTCAGCTTATCTATCTCTTCCCGTAACTTAATGACTTTTTGATAGTCTGCTTCTATGTGAAACGCTAATTTGGGCATACATCAATGTTTTGGATAAAAGTACATTAGACAAATGAAGTAGTAGAATTTTATGAGAATAGATACATGACAATGGAAAGATTGTCGTGAATATAGAATCATGCTCCTCTTTTTTGTCTCATAAGATCCTTTCCCGACATCTTCTTTACTTCTGTTCCATCTTTATCCTCATGGATATCGATAGGTTTATCAGCACTCATCAAGAGCAAAAGAAGATAAGGAAGATCCTCATACACCTCCCTGTAAGAAAGATGCAAATTTTCCATAAATAAGGTAATACTTCCTACGATGGTATTTCCTCCTACTATTTGGGTTTTACTGTTAGATTTGCCAGCTCCATCGCTAACTGGCAGACTACGAAAAAATCACGTCCGGTTATTAACTCAAAAGCGACAAAATACGCTTGCAATAATTCTTCTTTAGAACCTGAAAGCATCTGCCGTTCGAGGCTTTCAGCTCTTTTTTGATAATTCGGGACATCACCAACCACCAAGAATGAAAGTCCCTTGACGATATTCTCCAAATTGACAGGAGCGACCTTCATTAATTCCCGCACAGTGCCATTTTCCGGTAAATCGACCTTACTTAAATATTGGGTAGCCCTCATTATCACTTTGATAGAAGGAGCTTTGATTACATATACTGTTCCCCCCACAACAATAGCTTTTCCATAAGTACCGGAAAGTAACTCTGATATGTTTTTTGAAACCTCACTCATAGTTTAAATATTAGAGGGTGATTGCTCACCCTCGTCATTAACTTATCCACCCAAAGTTGTATCCTCCCCGTCTTCCCAGCGCTCAATAGGAACGCCGGCTTTGGTTGGTTTCAACGCCGTAAAAACAAGGGCTAAGCCAATTGCCTTTTCATTCGCTTTACCAGAAGCAGAAACACCGGCACGAGGAAAAATAATTTTCACACCATCTTCAGTTGTGGCACGGACGGTAAACTCTTTACTTTCTACATGATCGGCACGTTCCCATGTACCCGGCTTACTTTCTGAACCCGCAGTAAACTTACCTCCTTGGAATTTAGCCTTAGTTTCAAGATCATACATACCAATAGAAGCATTGATCTTAACCGCACCCGGCTTTTTAGAGGAATAATAGGTATTTCCAGCTACATCTTTGTAATCCTTAACCTCCGGATCTTCATCCTCATAAGTGAAGGTGTCCTCATGAACTACCGGGACTTCTTCAAAAACAGAACCTTCGGCACCACCAGCCCCGATCGGCGCAACCTCCAGCTTCTGAAGGTTTACCACCACAATTTTTTTATTCTCTGCCATAACTATTTTACATTTAAAACTTCAAACAAAACACTAACATTCACATAATGACACTTTAAAGCAGTGTCCGCTTCCGTTCCTATATTATAGATAGAATAGCGATAAAAAGAACCATTATAGGAACCTATACTCCTTAATATCTTCATAGCTTGTCTTTCAAGCTCATTCAGTCGGATAGAGTTGGCTTCATTCTCGCTTAAATTGGGTACACATAGATTCACTTCTGCGAAAGATTTCTTCCAATACTTTCCCGGCTGTTGTTTCTTCGTGTGGATAACGATTCTTTCAGAGGTCAATTCACCCGTCAGTGTTTCCCCGTTGGGTACTATATCTATTCCGAAAGCCTTGCAGTCCCGATAGAGAATGTTTCCTATGTCGGTAGTTACTATCATCCCAATGCTTTGATACGTTGATTGAGAATGTTCAAATACTCGCCCATATAATCACGCTGTTGCAGAAGCAAATCACGTTGGTGTTCATTTTTTACGACTTCTTCAAACTTGGGAGTATCTACAAAAGCACACAGCTTACTAAACTTTTCGGCTAAATCCTGCTGCTCAATAAGCAAACGGTCAAGGAAAGTATCAGCGCACTTATATGTTTCCTCAAACTCATCTTTAGGAAGCCATGATTCTATATCATTATCATACTTCACATGATAGCCATTTATAGACCGTTCTTCTTTTGTTAGCTTTCCACCTACTGCAATCAAGCATTTTTCGTCAGCTTCGCCCATTTTCATAGGTTCAGCTTCAATCTGTTTTGTTCCAATGTACTTTTTCATTTTTCAAATTCTTCTTTTAATCGTTTCTCCGCATATAAAGCAGCACTACTCAAAACATCATACCCTTTAGATTCTACGAATGATGCGTATTCCGCTTCGTTTTTCAATGTCAAACCGTCTTTATCGACATCGTAATCATTGGACGTTCTCAAAGTGAGTGTATGGTCTTGATAATCCCCATGTTCCTCTGCGTACTTCACGGCTTCATCGCCTACATCAATCATCTTCTTTTCGACCTCCCATTCTCCTTCATCGAAAAAGGAGTCGACATCTGAGAAATCGAAATCTACATCCATAATTCCGAGTAGTTAAAGTAGTTTGTACTCTTCACTGTATAAACTTCGCCTTGACCTCTTACGCTATCACCATCCATGCAACGTACTTCATCACCAGCCTTGACAGTAATTCTCTTCTCGCATACCACATGATAATTCGGACGATACACAGAGCCGTTATCAGATGAAAACTCTTTGGTAGTGTTATCATCACAACGGCATTTGCACACCTCCTGCCAGCTTTCACCACCTGTTCCGGGAATAGGTCTGCCAAACTCATCCTTATCCATTGGGGTGATAACTTTTACCTGCAATATGTGTGGAGCGAATATCATAAGAAAGTCACTTTAGGTTTGTTACCCAGTTCGTCTTTCAAACCGTACCGCTTGCACAGAAATGAATAGTAATCCTTAATGCCTTGAATGTTCCAAGACATAGAAAAACCGCTTTCGCTGATGGAAGTGGCACGAAGCAATAGAGAGGGGATGAACTTCGCAATTGCCACCGACACCCGTGTTTGGCAATCCTCGTTCATCTCACCCCCTCCGCTTATCTTTGCGTTCAGACATATATCGAAAAGGTCAGCCTCCGACAAGTTAACGCCGAAGGTCTGAAACTTCTGTAATATATAATCGTTTACTGTCATGCGTTCATCTCACTCAAATCGAAGTTCACAATCAGGTTCGGGTTCGCAATCTGCGGAATCCATTCGGCTGTGTATTCCAGATAGCGACCATTGCCGTCCTTGTAACCTGAAATCAGCATATCGCCATCTGCCTGAGTGTAATTACGTCCCGGTACACCATCCACAGCTTCATAAGGAGTGTGGAAGCGCATATAACCGATTTTATCCTGCGGAAGCAGGGAAATACGACCATCTGCATAAATGGGGATATTCTTACCTGTTTGGTCTACCACATAATCTTCCTTGATTTCAATAGCCGGAAGTCCGATACCTGTAAAAATGGTAGAAGCCAGTTGCGAGGTGATAAGCCCGGTAGACATATACATTTCATTGCCTGTAAGCTGCATTTTGAACTTATCTCCAAATTCACTTGAACCGATAATATTCTTGATGAATGTGCCACGGCTCATAATCATCTTGGGGAATGTGCCGTAAATAGATTTCAGCTCATTCAGTTTCTGCTGCAAGTAAGTGACGAAATAGTCTTTATCCTCTGTGTCCGGCTTGATAAACTTAAACGGCAAGTCGATGTTCAATAAGTCAATTCCTCCGGCATTGTCGTCCTTGTTCTTCACGCTTGCTGCTCCAGTCATCAACAGAGAGCCTACGATAATGTCCATACGCTTGTGCGGTGCCAGCAATACCTGACGGTAATCGTCATAGATGAAGTCCACGATGTCACGCATGGCTGCTTTCTGGTCTTCCGGTTTGGCGGCATTATACTTATCTATCAAGTCCTGCAAGTCAGACAAACGGTCGATTGAGATTTGATAGCGGTCACCCAAATAGGCAATCTCACCATATCCGGAACCGATATTCCTGCGTTCACGGATAGGCTTTTCGCCATAACGGGAGTTGATGGAACCAGCCATCACGCCAGTAACCTGACCGATGTAGTCTTTAAATACACGAGTAGTAGTCCTACGGAAGCCCAAATACTGCTGCCAATAAATTGTGTCCTTTCTTGTCTTGAGGACACGCTGAATCACTGCATTTACAATGTTCGGGTCATTAAACAATGTATGAATAGTTAGCATCATATATTAGTCCTCCTTTCTTTATTTTGCCATTATACCTGCGTTTTTCAACGCTGTCAATAATCCGTTAAAGTTTTCTACCGACACCGTACCAGATGCATCATTCACTTTGGCTGCCTGCTTTACACCTCCAAGAGCAGAAGTCGTAGCTGCTGTTAAAGTATACTTGTTAGCTTGTGCTGCAACCCCATCCAATTTGGCTTTATCTTCCTTGCTCATCAATCCGTCCCGACTGGAAGAAGCCTTAGGAATTGATACAGTGTCTTTTTCTTGTTTGACATCCTGAGCATTAAACTGGAAGTGCGGCATATTCGCCTTGTCAATATCTGCGAAAGGCATTACCAGCTTGGTCGGTTCGATTTCAAACGCACGCATCAAAAGGGAAACCAATACTATGCCATCCTCTACCTGCTTCCTTTCATACAGAGCTGAATTTGCGATAACTTTGGGCGTTGTACCATCTGCGGCTGTCGCTTCGTAAAGAACTGTTCCAGCTTCTAGATTTTCTCCAAAGTCTGCCGCTAACGTCAGCTTATCAAAAGCTTTGTCAGCCTTGTCAATAGCGTTGATTGTCGCTCCATGCGCACCGTTACCCAAGTGCATACCTTTGTAAGCCAAAGAACGTTTCTTGATTTTCAATGTGGTATTGGAGCCTGTCGTAAACTTCTCATATACTTCCACACGGATAGCCACTTGGGATGTTTTCTTCACCAAGTCAGCTGCAATCGGTGTGAATGAGGGCAAGTACGAGCCGACAACGAGGTTGGTTGTGTCCAACTTATACGGACCTCTGCGTCTGCGTCCGGTTTCTACGTCGTAGCGTTCTTCCTGCTCAACTTCCGGTTCAAGATTATACTTAAATCCTGCTGCCATAAAATCACTGTTTTTGTTGTTCTACAATTTCTTTAGTGTCGTCTGCAATCATTTTCGCAAACGCCTGAGTCTCATTCTCCAGTTCTTTTTTTGCTGTATCTGGAGGAACTACACCCTTAAAGCCGTCATTCGCAAACTCCTGCTTCAAGTCCTTGAAGTATGCGTCCAAGTCCTCATCGTCCTTAATGGCGCATCGTTTGGCGTAGTTTTCGGGAATACCATACTCCTTTGCCTTTGCCAAAATCTGCTGGCTACGTGTTGCTTGAGCCTTTTCTGCTTCAAACTGCGTTAGCTTATCAGAAAGGTTCTTGTTGGAGTCAATTAAAGCTTGCGCCCATGCAGGCACATCGTCTTTATTCTCTTCCGTTTTGGTGGTTGTGGTAGTCTCGATTGGCTTACCGTCTTTAAGGTTATGCCTCTTCTCGTAGTTAGTCACTGCCGTTTTTGAAGCATCCCCGGCACGGAAATCACCATAGGAATTAAGCACGTCCGAAAAGCTGATACCCTCAATAATAGAGTTTACCTTTGTCTCGTCCGTTACACCCTCTGCCTTTTTAGTAGCGATTCGGGTTAAGATAGCAGTGTCCACCCCAGCGAATTTCTGTTGTAGCCCTGCTAAGATTTGTTCTAAGATTGTCATACCGTATGAATTTGATTTATAAATTTCTACGGTAAATTTCGCTATTTATAAAGAGGGTGAGAAATAATCAGATAGGTGATACACGACAATAAAACGATTGTCGTAAAATGGTATAAAAAAAGGCGTGAAACCGAATGAATCACGCCTAAAATATATCACGACAAAAACTTATACTTATACTCCCAACACTATATTTGCATCAATATTTAGCTTCCGGCTTATCTCACGAGCAACTTTCAAGGTTGGTTCACATTTACCAGATATATAATCACTTAATCGTGATGGGCTGACACCAACCAACTTTGCAAGTGATTTTTGATTAAGCCCCATTTCGTACATACGAAGTTTAAGAACATCCACAAGTGTTGGTTCTCCCAATGCAAAATGTTCTTCGGAATAATCAGCAACCAAATTAGAAAGAAGCTCCAATTCTATGCTATTTGGGTCATTCAAAGGAGTATCATCTTTCACTAATGGAAGAAGTTCCTCTACTCTTTTCACCGCCCATTCATATTGGGCTTGATTTTCTATCTTTGTCATAATCCTAAATATTAGCGCAATCTATTTTATCATATTCTTTATGAGTACCAATAAAGCGAATATACACAAACTGAATAGTGAATTTAATCACTACTACCAAACGATAGTTATTGCCTTTGATATTGAAAACATAGTGTTGATTACCTACACTATCAACGCTATTAAACGTTTTCTTAATATCGGCAAAACAGGTCCACTTGCTTCTTTTCACAATGGTAGTCCATTCTTGCAAAGCGACCTTTGAATCGGGATGGTTCTCTGCATATTCTTTTAATGCTTGTTCGGTAAATATTCTCATTGGTTACTCAATTATCGTGTGACAAAAATACATATATAATTCTATAATTCA